TGCAGCGCTTTCATCCGTTCCGCGGAACGGCGTCGGAATATCTCATCAACTTGGCAAGGACAGACGCCGCGCTTGGGCGCCGTGCAGCAGTGAGGAGTGGGGCAATACTGGCGCGGCATCACATGTGCTCCATGAGCTTGGCGGCAAGGTTCTTGGCCTGCTGGCGGCTGAGGGCGCAGCGAATGACATGCTCGCGCTTCACGTCGACGATGAGGGCGACGACCGTCCCTTCCGGGTCATATGGCATCGGGCCGTCCAGCATGTTCACGTAGCCGCTGACACGAGCGTCGTGGAAGGCGAGCTTTGCCTTGGCGATGCGTGTCTCGGGATCTTCCCAGCGCTTCTTGAGCATCAAGCGGCCCTCATGGCGGTGATGACTTCCTCCAGCGCGTCACGCGCCTCGGTCAGTTCCTTGATGTTGCGCTGGCGGGTGACTTCATCCATCTGGCCCTTCGCCAGGGCGAGCGCGGCGCATGAGCTGGCCTCGCCGGTTTCCTTCAGCATATGGGCGAGCGCATTCCCAAGATCGGACGCCTTGTGCTCGCGGAGCTCGATGTCGTATCCCTGAAGATCCGCCATGAAGCTGGTTACGATCAGCTGCCCGCAGGCAGCTTCCAGGATCGAGATGTGATCTGCGCGGGGCATGCGGTCCAGCCGCCCCGCAGGCGATGAACACAGAACGGTATCAACCATGTCCACCACCAACGACCCGATATTTACGGTTACATGCCCTGGCTGCGGCCAAGAGGCTCAGAAAACAATCGCTTGGCTCAAGGAAGACGGTCATTTCCTTTGCGCCGGCTGCGGCAACAGCGTGCATTTTGACGGCGCGGCCATTCTCAGCGAGATGCAGCCCGACTTTTCCGATGGCGTGGCAAAGATCAGCCGGGAGATCCAGCGGATCAATCGCCTCACAAAACTCTGAAATGGCGCTGCGGTACGCCGATGCATCCAGATCCAATGTGATGGAGAGATTAGCCATGTCCACCACCAATAAGCCGCTCACCATGTCCGTCGTTTGCGACGGCTGCGGAAAGCAATTCGATAAACTGCTCCGTGAATTTCATGATCATCCGCAGTTCGCCTGCGACGCCTGTGGGCACCACATTGATGTCCAAGCCCTGCTCTTGGCGTTCGAGGCAGCTGCTAAAGAGATCAAGCGCAGCTTGGGGGAACTCCCGGCCATCGAGATCAAGCTTAAGCTTTGAAATCACTGCCAACGGCTGGGAGATATCGACCAGAATCGAACTGTTCGCCATCACGCCGCCTCCCCCTTACGAGCATCAGCGGCCAGCCCAAATCCCGGAGCACAAGTGACATGGGTCAACTCAATTACGAATGCCCCCATTGCGGCGCGCACACTGCGGCGTTTCACATAATTTCCGCCTACGCCTTTCAGAGAGACGAGCGAGTTGCTGCTGTGGCGCTGCGATGCGGTAGCTGTGACAATCCGGCAAGCGCTCTGTTGCGCTCGGTTTATGGGATCAATACTCCAATCTCCCAATTCACGAAGGACCACACGAACCCGATCCTCCACGAGTGGGAGGTCGTCAATTTCTTCCCGGCACCGAAAGTGCCAGACATCCCCGAGCATTTGCCTGAGCAGGTCCGCCGTCCACTCCTTGGCGCTGAGAGAGCTCGACACATCGAACCGTACGAGACGTCCTGCAGCATGTACGGCAAGGCCCTGGATGTGGCCCTCAGCACAATCCCCGAGGCAGAAGGCAGCACTCTGTACGAGCGGATTGAAAGCATGGGCAAGAACGGGGAACTCCCACGCTCCCTCGTCGAGGTACTCCACAATCTCCGGATCATCCGCAATGGGGCAGCTCATGACCCCAACCCATTCACCAAGCAGGAGATGGAAGAATTCGGAGAGGCGACGAAGCTGGTCCTCACCTATCTGTTCACGCTTCCCGGACGGGTTGCCGCCCTCAAGGCGGGCAGAAAGGGATGAAGGATGATCCATCACGCCGCCTCGCCTTCGGCAGACGGGGTCGACAGCAGAAAATCATTTGGCGTCACGAGGCCACCCGTCACCTCCATGATGCGGCGCATCTGGTCGGATCGGGGCGTGCGTTCGCCATAGCGCCACTTCCGAAGGGCGCCAGGCGAGCAATCCAACATCTCGGCAAGCTGAGCGTCGGTGAGGGAGCGGGATTTCATGAACTCTGTGAGGGTCATGACCGGAAGAGTCCCCGATTTGGGAAATGTTGTCAAGAGGAATCGCCCCAACGACGAATTTCCCGAAGTTCCCCAAAACGGGGTTGACATTCTTCCCTAAATCGGGGAATGTTCCTCCCACACCACACGGGAGGCAAGATTGCATCGCCCCTTCAATTTCACTCCACCGGCCTCGGAAAAAGCGGCGAACTTCCTCGCTGCCCGCGCCAAGCACCTCGCCACGCTGAAGCCGTCCGCGCAGGTCGTGTTCCTCAAGTCATCGCTTGTCTTGGCGCGACAGCTGCCGATCTCCGCAGACGTATCCGCCATCGCCCGCTCGCATGTGATCATCACCCTCCAGCGCTGGCTGGATGAGATCGCGGAGGCCGCGTGATGGGCAACTACGTCCAACGGAACCGCGCTGCTGTCCTCGATCTGTGGGCCACCAAGCGTTACGCCACCACCGAAATCGCCGAGCTGCTGACGATGCGGGAATGCGACGTCGAGCGCGTGATTCACGAGGATCGTGAAAACCGCCGGAGGGCCGCGTGATGGACGGCATGCACCGCATCCTCGTTGCCGGACGCAACAGCAGCATGAGCCACACAGCCGCGCAGGACACTGCTGGCAGCACTCCTCCGGGCGATGAGGGCATGGACCTCTACATGGCCTATCTGTACACGCGACAGGCCGGTGAAGCGTTCCTCAAGGCGCATATGATGCGCGACCGCGACAGGCATGTTTCTGACCTCCACCACGTCAACGCCATGGAGCAGATGGACAAGCTCGCGGAAACGCTCGGCCTTGAGCTCGTCGCCCGCCAGAACGTGGCGGCGTCATGAGCAGGCCGATCCTGATCTACTCTCGAAATTCGGGCACGCAGCCCGAGTCCGCGGCGGGCGGAACCCGCCCATCATCGCCGTCCCTAGCGGTGACCCCCGGCCGTGTTCCATCGCCCCCCAGGCCGGGGGTCATTGGGGCCACGACGATGGCATGGTTTGTGTTTGCGATGCTGGCCTGCGGATGCCTTGTGACGGTGGGCCTGTGATGGACAAGATCGTCAGCCCCGGCATCTATTCGCTGCCGACCGGGACATACCATAGCGATCCTTGCCCCGAGCCGTCGCTTTCAGGGTCGGTGGCAATTCCACTGGTTCACCGCTCTCCGCGGCACGCCTGGTGGGCTCACCCGCGGCTGAACGATGCAGCCGAGACGCAGGAGTCGAACCGCATGGATCTCGGCACGGTCGCCCATGCACTGTTGCTTGGTGCGGGCGGCGAGATCGAGATCATCGACGCCGAGAACTACACGACGAAAGCAGCCCGCGAGGCCCGTGATGCGGCACGCGCGGCGGGAAAGACCCCGGTCATTGCATCGGCCTATGAGCAGGCGCAGGCAATGGCCGACCGTGCGCGGATGTTCCTCGACAATGCCGTCCTCGGCTGGACTGATGGGCAACCAGAGCAGTGCATGTTCTGGCGCGAGGGCGACGCGTGGTGCCGCGGGATGGTCGATTGGCTGCAGACGGATCGCATGACGGTAATCGACTACAAGACCACCGGCACCAGCGCGAGGCCCGACGACGTCGAGCGGCACCTGTTCGACATGCACTATCACCTGAAGGCGGCATTCTACGAGCGCGGGCTGAACGTTCTGCACCCGGATGGCATCGGCCGGCGCAAGTTCCTGTTCCTGTTTCAGGAGACGGACGCGCCATACGAATGCTCGCTGGTGACGCTGTCGGAGGCCGCCATGATGATAGGCCGCAAGCAGGCCACCTACGCTATCCGCCGCTGGCAGCAGTGCATGCGATCAGGCGTCTGGCCGGGATACGGCCTCAGCTGGCACACGGCCGCACCGCCGCCGTGGATCGAGCAGCGATGGATGGCGCGCGAAATGTCGGACCCCTTTGCGACAGGCGCCACCGAGCCCGACGAAGTTTCCCCCGTTTATCCCGTGCACGGAAAGGCAGGATTCGCATGAACGCCCACACCCGCGTGTTTGAAGACAAGCCAGCCACCAGGGACAAGGTTCCGCTTCTCGTTGGCCTGATGGGGTCATCGGGATCGGGCAAGACCTTTTCTGCCCTGCGGCTCGCCAGCGGCATTCAGCAGGTGAGCGGCGGCGAGATCTATTTCATCGACACCGAGGCCCGCCGCGGCCTTCACTATGCCGACCGCTTCAAGTATCGGCACATGGAGTTTGGTGCGCCCTTCGGGAGCCTCGACTACCTTGCGGCGATCACGCACTGCGTCAAGAAGGGCGCGGGCGTCGTCATTGTTGACAGCATGAGCCATGAGCATGAAGGCCCGGGTGGAGTGCTGGAACAGCATGAGCAGGAGCTCGATCGCATGGCCGGTCAGGACTTCGGCAAGCGCAATTCGATGAACCTGATCGCCTGGGCGAAGCCGAAGGCGGCACGCCGCCAGCTGATCAGCGGCCTCCTCCAGCTGAACTGCAATTTCATCTTCTGCTTCCGGGCGAAGGAGAAGGCGAAGCCGGTCAAGAAGGACGGCAAGACCGTCATTGAAAACCAAGGCTGGATGCCGATTGCGGGCGAGGAGTTCGTATACGAGCAGACCGTGAATTGCCTGCTGTTGCCCGGGTCGAATGGCGTGCCGACATGGCGCAGCGATGAGCCCGGCGAGCGCGCGATGATGAAACTGCCCGAGCAGTTCCGCCACTTGTTCGGCAACGGCCAGACGATCGACGAGGCGCTTGGCGCCAGCATGGCCGAGTGGGCATCAGGCACCAGGCGCGAGGTCAATCCCGAGACGCTGGAGCTCGCCCGCACGGCTGCGAGCGGCGGATCCGACGTGTTCAAGACCTGGTGGAAGAATGCCAGCGCCGAAGAACGCCGGGATGCCAAGACGATTGAAGGCGAGCTCAAGGCGATCCGTGAGGAAGCTGACGCCCGCCAGACGGCACAGGAACCGGCCTAGTCGGAGGGCGCGGTGGACATGACCCAAGCCCTTCTGTTGGCCTTCCTTGCCGCCGGTTGTTTTGCGTTCGCTTTGTTCATCGCATACCTGATCAGGAGGATCGAATGACCAGCTTTTTCGTCGGGATTTTATTCGGCGTCCTGCTCTGCGGCAGCGCCTTCATGGCCTACATCACCCGCCAGCGTGAGCGCGCCGAGGTCGAGGAGTGGACCGAGAATTACTACCAGCAGATCGAGATGCGGGAAGAGCCGCGTGTCGTGACCCGAGTCGTCAACCGTGAACGGAGTATTGAACTGTGAGCCTAGCAACCATCATCAAAAACCTCGAGACGGAGCGCGTTAACAACGCCGAGCTCGGAGACAAGATCGACGCAAAGGTCGCCAGCCTGAAGCTTCACGTCGAGGCGATCCGCAGCCAGGTGAACGCCGGCCTGGACAGCGTGATCTTGGAACTCGACAAGGCATTGAAGGTCATCGGTACCGAGATCGAGGAGCGCGATCGCGCGATCCTTGCCATCATCCAGGGGGAGTCGTGATGAAACTGTCCGAGTTTGCTGAGATCGTCGCCGACATGGCGAAGAACCACCCGGAAGCGGAAGTGGTCGTTAGCTACCCCGCCCGCCATGCCGGAAAGGCTGTGACGCGGCGGGGCAATATCACCGGGTACCGGACAACTCTGTCCCACCACCCTGTTGTTCCTACCACGCTGTGGATCGAGATCGAATATGCGCGGTCGGTGAACGCAGATGCCGCAGACTGACGTTCAATGGCTGTGGTTCCTGTTCTTCGCGGGCGGGTCGGTCGGCGGGTGGACCGTGCTGGCGATCCTCGTCGTCGAGACGTGGAAGTCGTTTAGGAAGGTGCGGGGATGAAGTATCTCTCGATCTGCAGCGGCATCGAAGCGGCCTCAGTGGCATGGCATCCGCTCGGCTGGGAGCCACTTGCGTTCTCGGAGATCGAGCCGTTCCCGCGCGCCGTGCTGGCGCACCATTACCCGGACGTTCCTATCTACGGCGACTTCACCAAGTTGCGCGATGAGGCATTCATCGCTGATGCCGATGTGCTGGTCGGTGGCACGCCCTGCCAGGCATTCAGCGTGGCCGGCCTCCGCAAGTCCCTGGACGATGACCGCGGCAACCTCTCCCTCGAATTTGTAAGGCTTGCAGATGCAATTGACGATCTTCGACATGCTGCCGGAAGACAGCCCGCCATCATCGTCTGGGAAAACGTCCCCGGCGTCTTCAGTGTCAAGGACAACGCCTTCGGGGCTTTCCTCGCAGGATTGGCGGGAGAAGATACCTCCATCACTCCGCCTCGGGGGAAATGGACGGACGCGGGTGTGGTTGCTGGACCCCAAAGAGCAGTCGCGTGGCGGGTTCTCGATGCCCAATATTTCGGCTTGGCCCAACGACGCCGCCGTGTGTTCGTTGTCGCAAGTGCTCAAGAGGGGTTCGATCCCGCCGCGGTTCTTCTTGAGTTCGAAGGCCTGCGCCGGGATTCTCCGCCGCGCCGCGAAGCGGGGCAAGTCGCTCCCACCATCCCTTCACGCAGCACTGCGGGCGGCGGCCTTGGGACAGATTTCGATTGCGACGGTGGAGTGATCCGCGATTGGCCGGCTGACATAGCGCCGACGCTGAATGCCCACTTTGGCGAGAAGCAGGGTCTTGAAGACCAGCACATCCGGGGGGGGGGCAGGACTGTTTGTCCCCACAACTTCGATGTGCCTCAACGCGGGAGGGATGGGCAGATGCGACGCCGAAACCGAGACGCTGATCCCTACAATCGGGTGCGTCTTCGATGTGGCGCCTACAGTCACAGGCGGCCCGCCGTTCAGCAGGACCGGAAACGACCGAGTGGAATGCGATGCGCTTGTAGCGCACACGCTAAAGGGTGAAGGCTTCGACGCCTCGGAGGACGGCACGGGACGCGGCACGCCGCTGGTGCCGGTGGCGTTCCAGTCGAACCAAAGTTTCGATAGCGGCAACAACATCGATATCTCGCCTACGCTACGGGTCGGAAGCGGTGGTCAAGGGCAGGCTCCCACCATTGCGTTCTCCTACAAGGACAGCGGCAACGATGCCACGACCGACCTGTCGCCCACGCTGCGCTCTCTCGGCGCCTATGATGCGAACGGCGGGTCGCAGATGGCGGTGGCCGTCTCCCTTCGCGGCCGTGAAGGCGGCGGCACAGCCGAGCTAGGTGGCGACATTCAGAACGCCCTGCGCGCGTCGAGCGGCGGCGGTGACAAGCCGCATGTGCTGGCGGCAGCGTTCAAGTACACGATGGGTTCCAAGGCGCACGGCATCGGCTACGCCGAGGAACAATCGCCGACCCTCGACACGCGACCCGAAAGCAATGCGGTGGTAACGCCGCACATGGCCGTGCGCCGCCTGACGCCCGTCGAGTGCGAGCGCCTCCAGGGCTTCCCCGACAACTACACGCTCATCCCGTGGAAGAAAAAGCCTGCCGAGTATTGCCCGGATGGCCCTCGCTACAAGGCACTCGGAAACTCTATGGCTGTTCCCTGCATGGCTTGGATCGGCCGCAGGATTGCCGCCCACATTGCGGAGGTGGAGTGATGTTCCTGTCCGACTCAGAAATCCGCGAGCGCCTAAATATTCCCGAAAAGCGGTGGCCGACATCAGGACCGCCGGCCGCAAGCCGAAATGACCCCGTCAGAACGGCGTCAGAACGTGTCAGAACGGAAGCATTGAAAACACAAGGGAAACCGCTGAAGTGCAACAGAAGCCGGCACTAACTCAAATCATTGAAATCATTGGCGACCGTTCTGACGGGTGTTCCCGCTATGGCCTCATCGCACCGCCGTCAGTCGCAGCGCGTCAGAACGGCGGTGGCCGTGGCTGACCTATTCGGCTCAGAGTTCAGCCAGCCGCGGAAGAGGTCTACGCCGGTGAAGCGAGGCCATGCGTGGGTGCCGGGGACAGGTCCGACCGGTGAAACCTGCGGAAGCTGCGCGCATCTCTATCGGAACAGGCTGGCGAAAACCTACCTGAAGTGCGGGCTTATGCGCGCTCATTGGACAGGAGGCAGCGGAACGGATGTTCGCGCAAAAGATCGAGCCTGTAAAAAATGGGAGCCAGTAAATGGATAAGTGGTTGCACGATTGGGTGAAGTCCACTCTTGGGCATGGTGAGCAGATGTGCCGTAGATGCTTGATAACCAATCGCGAGGCGGCAGTTTTGAACAGACTTAACGAGTGCGACGTACCGCCACGAAAAATGGAGGCGCTTAAACGTGACTGACGCCACAATTCACCCCATCCATCACAGCCTCGACGGCAAGCGCATCACGCCGCGCAAGATGGACCGCCTGAACATGGACCGGGAACACTATGAGGCTGGCGTCCGCATCGCTCTGTCGGTGTTTGCAGATTGCACCAACGTCGGCGTGTCGTTTCAGGATGCGATCCTTGCCGTTTATCTGACCGGGCTTCAACACGGGGCGGCGCTTACGGAGAACGCCAATGACCGCTGAATGGCAACCCATCGAGACGGCTCCGAAGGATGGAACGCGGGTGCTTCTAGCGTATCGCAACAGTTTTCAGAAATGGCGGCGGATAATCGCTTTCTATGCCGCCAAGCTAACGGTTGAGCAGAACGACAATAGCGAAGACTGGTGCGAGTACGACGAGGCCAATGACCGCTACTGCCTACCGGAAGGTTGGTATGAATGCATAGACAATTGGGACTATTATTCCTACGTCCATGTCAGTGAAAACCTACCCACCCACTGGCTCCCACTTCCCCCGCCGCCGAAGGTGGAGGAGCGATGATGGCCCGTCGCATAAATTGGAAAGCCTTTAGGCGCGGGTTCTACGATGGATTTTCAGGTGCCCCGCTATGGCGGGCGATTGTGAAAATCTGGAATAGGAGGACGCCCCATGACCGCTGAATGGCGACCCATCGAGACGGCTCCGAAAGACGGCACGCCAATCATTGTCTATATGCCATGGGAGGGCGGCATGGTGAGAACCGCCCATTACTCGCGGCGGCTGACAGAGGATAGATACGCCCAGAATGTGTGGTGCGTTCACTGGAGTGGGTCTTACAAATCCCGAGTGGCCCCTACTCACTGGATGCCCCTTCCGCCGCCGCCGCCCAAGGAGAACCCCAATGACCGCTGACATCACGATCCCGCCCGAGGCGGTGGAGGCGGCTGCAAGGGCCTGCTACGAATATTGGCGCGACAAGGATACCACGGGCGCATTGCCGCCTTGGGAAACGGAGCGGTTCATGCCGTTCCGAGACGGGTGGAGAGAGCAGGCCAGCGCCGCCATCCTCGCTGCCCTGCGCGCGTGGCCGAACCGGCAAGTCAGATGCAGTGAGATTGGCGGCATCATTGTTCGCAAACAGATCATCCTCCCCCTCACGGAGAACCCCGATGCTGAAGCCTGAGCAAGTGCCGTATGACGTTGTCCGTGCCGCGTATGCCGCATGGGCTGGTGGCGGCGGGAACAACGTGCTGTCTGCAATGGAGAGCGCCATCGCCGCCGCCATCAATGCGTGGCCGGGGGTATACGCTAACGGTTTGCAGAAGGGCTGGAAGCATTACACCCCAGCCCTCATCCTCCCCATCCCACCGCAGGAGACTGACAATGACCGCTGAATGGCAACCCATCGAGACGGCTCCGAAGGATGGGACGGAATTTCAGGCTTGGGTAGTTCACAATGGAACCGGATGGTGGGAGCCGCGTGTCCGGTTCGACCCAGATACCGAAATGTTCCAAATTTGGACCCGCGTCGATTACGATCAAGACGGTTGGGAAAATGGATACACCGCTACACACTGGATGCCTCTTCCCCCGCCGCCCTCGGAGAACGCCAATGAAGGCTGACCGCGCCTTGCTTGATACTGTCAAGACCACGATTGAGATGACGATCCGCCAATGCGTTGAACCGGATGTAAGGGCGCACGAGATGACAAACGAGGAAATCAGCAAAATTGCTGAAATGGCTATCCTGGCTATGAACAGTTTCAATGCAGCCCTTGAATCTCAAGCCCCGCGCTTGAAAACGAACGGGCCCGCGCCGATCATGGCGCCGACGAGCAGGTAGGCCCATTCTAGGCTGACCCCGGGATCCGGCCAGACGGTGCCGGTGATGACCGTGAATGCCGGCGCGATGAGCTGATAAAATACCAGCACCGCAACTTGTAGGAATAGGACCGACGCCCACGCCCGTTGCAGGATCGGTGAGGCTTTCACCATGTCGGCCGTGCTGGCGGCGATCTTCGCAGAGGCGTCGGCCCATGCCTGCTCGATCTGACGGGCGGCGTCCTGGCTGGCCTTCTCGACCTCAGCCCGAAACTCGGCCTCGCTGATCTTCTGCTGAAAATACGATTGGCCGAGGCTGACGAGCTTGTCGACGAACCCGCCCGTGATCCATTTCAGCAGGGTTCCGAGCATCAGGCGGCCGGCGGTTTCTTCTGGTCGACGAGGCGGCCGACGAGCCCGCCCAGGGCGATCGCCGCGGCGATGTACACGCCGTACTTCGCCGGGATGAATGCCTTGATGTCGGGCGGGAGATTCAGCCAGACCAAAGGCAGGGCCGCCAGTATGGCGAACGCCTGGACGCTGAACCAGCGCCAGGCTTCGCGATAGTCGGGAACGAGACGCATTCGCTCGCTCACTTGGCGGGAGGCGTCGTGGTGGTGGCGACGGCCGCCGCCTTCCGGCGCTGGCGGCGCCAATAGACCAGCCCGGCAACAGCCGCGGCGCATACGATCACGGTCAGGATAACGGTCGTCATGGAACGATCCTTTCGTTGGGGTTGTCGTTGGAAAAGGGAACCGCCCTAGCCTTTCACAAGCCAAGCGGCGAGGACGGCGACGAGTGCGGCCGCCGCGCCCATGATCCACCCGGCGAGGGACGCGCCCGGCGGGCTTGGCGTGGCCGCTGGCGGGGCATCCGGGACCGGGGCGGGGATTGGTGCGGCCGGTGGCGAGACGGGCGCCACGGGCTGCGCTGGCATCGCGCGCAGCGCCTTCTCGAATGCCTCCGCGTAGCCTGCGATCTGTGCTGCCTTGTCCTGACCGTTCACGATGCGGCGCATGTTCAGGTAGGAGTCGAAGTCGCCGAGCTTCTTGCCGGTGAACCAGCCGTCGCGCATGCCCGAGACGAGGATCGTGGCCGCGATCTCCGGGTCGAGCGCCAGGTCTGGCTGCATGACCAGGTCGTGGCCGGTGACGCGAGTCGCCTTGGCATAGTTCGAGCGGCCCGTGATCTGGACCAGGCCGCGCCCCATGAACCGCTTGCCGTCGCCAGGCTGGGTGTTGCCGAGGTCCGCCCTGCCCTCGTAGCGTTTCTGGGCGTCGGTCGGCCCCCAGATCTCGCGGCGCGGAGTCCAGTGCTGGGGCGAACTGGCGGGCCCCGTCTCGTGGTGAACGGTCGCGAGGATGTAGGCGCGATGCCGAAGCGGAAGCCCTTCCGTCGCCGCGAGGACGCGGTTGATGCCATCGACCTGCGACTGACGCATAACTCCGCCGAACAGCGATTTCACGCTGTCGAAGAATTCCTTGCTCATGGTTGTCCCTTTGGGGTTTGCCTATTGCTGCGCGGATCCCGGCGCCTCGGGCTCGGGCGCGGGTTCTATCTTCGCCGTCCGGGGCGGGAGCCGATTCTCAATCGTCGTCTGCAGGCGGATGATGCTGCCGTTGATGGTGATGATCTGTTGCCCCAAGTCCTTGAGTGACCCGGAGAGGTCGTTGAACCTCCGCTCGATCTGCTCGGCGAACTGGGTGGACTTCTCGGCGCTGAACTTCAGGCGGGATTCGTGATCCTGCAGCTGCGAGCTATGCTTGATCTCGGCCTCTTCCACGGCTGTGAGGCGAGCATTGAAACTCTCCCACATCTGCGAGAGTCCGTAGCCGAGCATGGCGATGAGGAACGGTGTTGCGATCATTGCGACCCGGGCGATCATAATCGTCAGGAAATTATTGATGAAGCGCTCGCTCATCGTAGTGGCCATGATCGCTATCCCTTAATTCACGTTTGCACTAGGCGGCATACCAGCCGCGATCCCATAGGGTGAGCAGGCGCTCGAAATATGCCTCGTATTGCCGACTGACGGGCTCGAGCCCGAAACGGGCGATCGCCCGACGACGGATCACATCCCGGTCGAGGCCGTCGACCGACTTTGCGGCGTTCAGGAACTCGCCGAATGTCCGACACCGGAACCCATTGACGCCGTCCTCGACCGTCTCGGTGAACACGCCCCAATCCGTCGTGATGACCGGCGTCCCGCATGCCATCGCCTCGGCGTGGACGTTGCCGAACGGCTCAAGGTAGAGCGTCGGGACGAACACCGCCCGGGCGCGCGACATGAGGCGCCCACGTTCCTCGGGCCCGACCACCCCGCGATAGTCGCAGCCTGCCGGCGGCGTCCCCTGCCCCGCCACGACGAGCCGCGTATCGAGCGCCTGCGCGACCTCGGCGGCAATGCCGTAGCCCTTGCGATCAATCAGGCGGCCGACGAACAGGAAATAGTCGTCCCGCTCCTCGCTCGACGGGAACAACGCCGGGTCGAGGTATCCGGGGATGACCGTGTCCCACCAGTTGCCATCAGCACGGTGCGGGTCGCCGACGGTCTGTGCGCCATACACGGTGTGCATCCAGGCATAGGATTCAAACACCCGATATTTCGAGAACGTGCCGCCATAGCCGACGCCGAACTCGACCGTCATCAGGTCCGGAAGCTCGTCGGCGATCGCCTTCTGTGCCAGCCCGCCGATGACGCAGACGAAATCCTGCGGCTGCGCCCGGACTCTGATCTGGTGCGCCATATGCCAGTTTGCAGCCCGCCAGAAGGGCAGCGAGTAGTCAAAGCTCGCCGCGGTGAAATGCGCCGCGCCGACATGGGCCGCGCGCTGCGATTCCGTGACGCAGCTGATGAACTCCGTGCAAGGAGCGTCGTTGCTCTCTCCCCCGTAGAGATAGACCGTGTGGCCGCGCGCCATCATCATGCGGCAGAAGTTGATGACCTTCGCGGTGTAGGCACAGGCGAGGAACTCATTGGTGGTGTTCGTATGCGGGAGGGCCGCGACGTGGAACCGCATCAGGCCGGTTCCTCCATTTCCATCGGCACCAGCATGAACCCGGAATAGCTGACGTTCACTTCCGGAGCGAAAACGACATTACCGTTCGGCAGATAGACCGGGTTCGGAATCGCTGGACACTCGCCCCATGTTCCGCCCCAGGAGCGCAACTCCTCCGACGTTTCCACGTTGATGAGCCTATATCCGACGATTTCCATTTCACATGCCTATCATTGCGAGGTTCGGACTGCCGAGAATGCTGTTTGGGGTATAGGTCACGACAATGATGCCCTGTGCGCCCGCGCCAGAGACCGCAGTCGACGACGACGCTGCAATGGCTGCGCCACCACCGCCCGCGCCGTAGTTTCCGCCGCTGCCGGCCGTGAATGTTCCGGACGTGATCGACCTGTTGCCGCCGCCGCCACCGCCCGAGCCGTGCGAAGCATCGAACTCGGTGCCGCCGCTGCCGTTTGTTCCTGCGCCACCGCCTGCGCCGCCCGAGCCGTTGCCGCCTTGAGAGCCAGAGCCAGCCACGTTGGTTCCGGCATTCGCGGACGTCGCGCCATCGCCGTTCGGGCCGCCAGCACCGCTGCCACCGGAAGCACCGGCACCCGAAGTGCCTGCTGCGGTGCCGACGTTTCCGGCTTTGTGTTTCGTCTGGCCCCAAGCGGCTGTCGTGGCCGTGGCGTTGGTGGAGGTGGTATTGCCGCCGTTCGACATCTTTCCGGCCACACCGCCGACCGCGCTGCACTTGGTGTTGTTGCTCCCGTTGCCGGGGTTCGTGGCATTGTTGAACCACGTCGGGTTGCCTGCGGCCCCGTTCGTGCCGCCGCCCGTGTCGGTAATGGCGGAAGCGCCTGCGCCAACATTGTAGGTGGCGGTGGTGGTGCCGGGTGTGGCGAAGCTGAAATCGTTGATGAGAGAATAGTTGCCGCCCGTGCCGCCGCCAGCAGCAGCGCCGCCCGAGGCGCGGATGGCACCGCCGGATGCGCCGCTACCGATGCACTCGACGGTGTTATTTGAATTGTTCCAATCCGATGGCGATGTGTAGGTCTGGTTCGACCCGGTGGTGGTGAGGAATGTGATGGTGGCGAAGTCGAAGGTGAGGTGTTCGCCGAGGTCTGGGTGCCAATGCGGCGTCGGCAGACGCCATAGCTCGCGCTCGTAGCGGAGCGAGCCTGTCGCGATCGCCCAGAGGAAGGCGTCGAAGTCGTCGCGGTCGTCAAAGAAGCCGCGCCACACCACATGACCGTCGTCCAGCCTGGCGCGCACGCGGAAGCGCGTCTGGACGCCGGGGTTGCCGAACTGGTCCTTGAACATCGCCTGCGAGGACGGCATCCATTCCCGGCGATAGACCGGGAGGAGGAAACGCGCCCTCGGGATATTGCGGTCGGGGAGGATGATCATGTCCAGGGACCGTTCCACACGTAGGTCGACACGCCATTGAGGCGGCGGATGGAAAGCACCCACCACGTTGAGGCCGTGGTCGCGTATGTCGCGCCAGAGGCGCCCGTGCCTGGTGTCTTGAATCCGGACATGGTGATCGCACCCGCCGATGCGCCATTGATGACAAGGATGTCAATCGCGCAATCGGAGGACGGGGCATTGATCGTCATGCCCGAGCCGGTCGAGGCGTTCGTCAGGTACTGATAGTTTCCGTTCGCAGGATCCGGCGTTGCGGAGCCTGCGGAGGAGATCGACCCGATGCTGTAGGGCGTGACCGCGAATCCCTTTGTCAGAGTCTTGGACTCGGACGTCGAGAGGACGTCGCCCGAGACGCCAGGGAGGTTGACCGCGGCGTCGGCAGCGAGGGCAGTCGGCGCCGAGAGCGTGACCTTGTTCGCTCCGTTGTTTGTTGCCTCCGCGAAATCCATCTTCGCGGCGACGGTAGAGGTGGCGGCCGTGAAGGTCGAAGGCCCGGTCGGGCCGGTCGGGCCGGTGACGCCGGTCGCACCTGTCACGCCTGTCGGACCCGTTGCCCCGGTGTTGCCGGTGACGCCTGTGGGCCCGGTCGGACCCGTGGCGCCAGTAACACCGGTCGGCCCGGTTGCTCCCGTGACCCCGGTAGGGCCCGTCGCTCCGGTGCTGCCCGTTGCGCCCACCGCGCCGATCGCCGAGATCGTCCAATCTGAGGGCGTGCCCGCGCCACCCGTATAGTCGACGTTCACGGTGAGGGATGTGCTGGTGAACGCGGTGATGGCGCCTTCCATGAAATTCGCGGGCGTAGCCGCGGAGGCAAGGCGCACACGCTGGCCGACCGCAAAGGCCGTGGCGGTTGCGGCGAGGTTTGTGGTGAAGCCTTTCGAGCCCGTTGCGATCGCCACCGCCGACGAGCTTGTGAGGCCCGCATAGCCGATGCCCGTGGGCCCGGTGGCGCCGGTAACGCCGGTCGGGCCGGTGGGCCNNTGGGGCCGGTGACGCCGGTCGGCCCGGTGGCCCCGGTGTTGCCCGTGACGCCTGTGGGGCCGGTCGCGCCAGTGACGCCGGTCGCACCGGTCGCGCCCACCGAGGAGAGGACCGCCCAATAGGTCACGTTCGGAGGGGCGTTGCCCGTCGTAGACGCCGTGGCGACATAGGACGAGCCGTTGGAGGAGACGGCGTCGCCGATCGCGTAGGTCGTGCCGGCATTATAGGCGCCCTTCCAGACGAGGCCGGCCGACCCTGTGATACCTGTCGGCCCGGTGGCACCCGTGGCCCCGGTGACGCCTGTCGGGCCTGTCGCGCCTGTGACACCGGTCGGACCCGTGGCACCCGTTGAGCCGGTGACGCCCGTGGGACCGGTGGCCCCCGTGACGCCGGTTGCGCCGGTCGGGCCTTTGGCAACCCAGAGATCCCACTGTGCGCCAACGCCGGGCGTGCTGTTGGTGCTTGAGGCATTGGCGATCCACGACGAGCCGCCATACTCGACACCGTCGTTTGCAACATAGGCCGTTACCGAGCTCCACGGGCCTTGCCAGGCGACGCCCGATCCCGGTGCACCAGACGGGCCTGTAGAACCCGGCGCCCCGGTAGCACCCGTGGGTCCGGTCGCGCCTGCAGGACCGGTGGCACCCGTCGCGCCGACGCCGCCATTCGAGCCCGCAGGCCCCGAGGCGCCTGCCGGGCCGCTCGGGCCAGTTGGACCGGTCGCGCCAGTGGATCCCACGCCAGCAGGGCCTGTCGCCCCCGTCGCGCCCGCAGGGCCCGTCGCGCCGGTGGCGCCCGTGGCTCCGACGCCGGTCGGCCCGGTGGCTCCTGCTGGCCCCGTGGCGCCGGTCGGGCCCTTCGCAACCCAGAGATCCCACTCCACGCCCACGCCTGGGACGCTGTTTGTGTTGGAGGCGTTCGCAATCCA